CTTCGTCCTTGTTTTTTCGTTTGAACCAACCTTCATCCACGGTCAGCATTGATACGATCAGTGTGATCGCTAATAAGAAAATTTCCATAGTGATTTACCTCTTTAGTTGTTGCTCAATCTTATTTAGTAGTAGTGTATCACTAAAATGGGGTAAAATCAATAGGTTTGGGGTAGAAAGACTATTCGTTAGATGTTTATAATGTTCCCTTATGGGTATTATAACTAAAATGAAACAATATCAATTCAACCGACCGTCTTCTTCACCGTAAAACACCATAGAGTTAGACTCACTTAGTTTATCCAAAACCTTCTCCATGATAAGATTTTCTAACCATGCCATCTCCCACGGAGTCAGTACATCTGGGTCACCGTCATTGGCGTAAACATCATGAATGACCTTCATTCGATTTTTTCTAGGACTTTGAATTTTCATAGTGATACCATATTAGAAGGTTGACGTCATTGCGACGCCAACACAGTTGATGATAGAATTAAGCGACTACTTCGCTATCTTCTTCAATAGAACGACAACTTTCAATGAAGGTCAGCTGCCAGTTGAGTTCAAGAACCTCATCAAGAGTGAGGGTTTCGTCAGCCAAACGATCATACATCAGTTCAAGATCATCAGTCATCGTATTTCTCCTAAGAGCGGTGATAAAGTAATAGTCTATCAGATGTCTTGACAGATGTCAAGCTTTTATTCGTTTGAGGTTAGTTTAGGACCCTTGACATAAGTGTAAGCAATACAACGAGCCTCAATTCCAAGAGTGTCACTGCTAGCACAGACCCATTCCTTAGATGTTAGAACCACAGTCTTGTGACCTGGTAGAACATTAGCAGCAATGATAAACGGACTAATAGTCAGTGCTGCGATTAGACCATAAAGAACCTTCTTATTTCCAAACATATTTTTCACCATTCAAAAAGTGAGTTAGTAAGAGCATCCTGCTGGGTAGTATTAGTTCCATTAAAACTGGGGTGACTATTAGTCGAAAATGGAGTTGAACGTCGATTTTTCTTCGTTCTGGTTGGTGCCATTGAACTCGTAAGAGTATTTGAGACCATCCTGACAAACGATGTTCTTCTCAACGATATGACGATATTCTTCACGACCACACAATAGACGTTCCCGACATAGGTTGACATTATCTTCCATCAAGTCAACACCATACGTGTTCGACAACGCTTGTTCTAGCGTGTGACCATTCTGGAGTTTACGAATGACAACTTCGCTCAAGAACTGACCGTCACCACACGATGGGTCAAGGAAAGTTTTTGTTTCATCGGTAAAACTTTCTGGTGGAAGTTGGTCTAATATTTCTTGAACGAGTGGGGTAGGCGTGAACACCTCACCGTTTTGCTTGACTCGATTTTTTTCACGGTCTATTCCGCTCATGTACTCACGTTCACGAAGGTGAGCGATAGCCTTTTCTAGTTCTGTTGGTGTCATTGTTGTTTCTCGATGTGTCATAATAGTGATGTAGTCTACACTACTATTCACGATATGTCAAGTGTTTTGCTAAAATAAAGTCCCGTAGAACGGGACTTTATCGTCTTAGACCTTACTGACATACATTGACATATCGTGGGTTGCCACTCTGGTCATAAAGAGTCTGGTAAGAACAGTTGCTCTTAGCAGCCTGTGGGTTCTTGCCATAACCATAGTAAGGGGTCTGTGAACCACCCTGTGGCTGAGCCTGTTGATACTGTTGTTGACCACCCTGTTGCTGACCGTTACCATTGACATAGATAACCTGTGGTTGTTGCTGAACTTGGGGTTGTTCTGGACGGTTCATAGCATTCACCAACCCACCAATCAAGGTAACACCAGCCTGTGCTACACCCATACCAAGTGGGGATGAGTACCAGTTGGATGAACCATACTGCTGGTTGATGGTGTACGCTTGGTCATATGGACCGTAAGCGTTAGCTGAGAATGATGCTACTAAAAGAACGATAGCGATTACTTTTTTCATGATCTTAACCTCGTGGTTGTATTTAGATAGAAAACACATTGTACCAAGTTTTTGAGAAATGTCAAGCTTTTTCTTTTCTCTCAACTTCTCTCTGACTATGGGAATAGTATACTAGAAAGATCTTAGATTGTCAAGCTTTTTTTGCTATTAAATTGAATTTATTTCAAACAATCTGGACCGTACCTATTGTCACCCTCATCACCAGGTAAAAAGAACAGTGCTACCAGTGGAATCCAACCGATAACGGGGACCCAACTAACGAAAAACCATACACCAGTGTGTCCACAATCCCTAATTCTCTGAGTGGTGGTTGCTATGGAAATAACAAGAATTGGTATCGACACCGATATTGATGTTACCAACACTAAAAAAGTCAACACAGCACTAACATAGTGAAGATAATCTGACAATTTGCCCAATAGAACCAACAAACCGAATACGAACACACCGTCGACAGAAGTGATAGCTATCAATATCAGAGTGACATAAAGATAACTCTTACGGTTACGACGACAACTAAAAGAAAAAAGATCTTCAAAAATTGGTTTAGACACTACTTATCTCCATCTATAGGTCAAGTGAAGATGTATGATACTACAAGTCATCCAACTTGTCAAGTCTTTTTTGTAAAAATTCTTGATTTAATTCATCAGCACGATCACACGCTACCAATACCGTTTCAGCGAATTTTCTAGCGAACTCAACCCCACAGTTACCACACGCTGACCAATTGATTTGAGTCATTACAGGATTACCACCCCACATTTCCCTTGGCGGGTGAACTCGAACTAAATTTACAGGATTCATATCTAAGCTCCTTTTAGTTGACACAGTATTTACTGATACTCACACTAAAATAACTTAGTAGATAATATAGGACCCCGAAGGGTCCTAGATAAGAAAGATAACTACACGGCAATTTTAAAAGAACTAGGGTTAAACCGTTCGTTCCACCGATTCCATTCGGTAATACCATACGGAGCATACCGTTCATCTTTACCGTTGGTACACCATTCACATTCGTAACCGTCGGTCCAAGAACGACTCACTCGTTGCCAACCAGCATTGCGATTACTGGTTCTCATACCGATTCGGGCTGCTTCCTCGGTAGGATAACCCTTAATGTAAGTTCCAGTAGAAACATGAAATAAAACATATGACATCAAGGACACCTCATACATAGTCAATTTGAACTTGATAACCGTCCTTGTCTGAGTAACCTACACCAACCGTTCCTTTGTTGTTGTTGAGTTTGAGGAGTTCGGCGTAAACCAACCGAACAGTCTTATTTATGCTCCGATCATCACCTACACCCCGAACGATAGCATTATTAGAAGTGTAGAACGATACACCGTTGACGATAACACGAATTTTCTTCATGGTAAAACTCCAAGGTTGAATTTAACGACAGTTGTAGCAGTTGTTGTACTGTGGTTGTTGTGGTTGATACTGTGGACGAGGCTGTTGATAATTCTGGTCGTTATTGTTGATAATAATAGGAGGACTCTGTTGAATCACGGTATTGTAGTTAAAACTAGGAGCTTGAATCATTCCCCAACCGTAACCCATAGCACCGTATGCTCCATAGGGATAACCACCATAACCGTAACCACCATAGAACCCACCGCCATAACCATAACCACCACCGTACCAAGCATTTGATACAGAACTAACGAGAAGAAGAGCAACAAATAAAACAGTTTTCATAATTTTCTCCAGTAGATGTCTAACTTTCCTAGATAGTTTACTCTAAAAAATCTATCTTGTCAAGCTTTTTTGAAACTTTTTTCAACTTTATCGAGGACCTTGGATAGCGCTACCACCAGACCCCGTCTCCTCTGAGTTAGACACTACGGTGGTGACATCTATCGGGATATCCATAGCAGAATTGATACCAGTTTTACTCATTGAAAATTGATTGACTCCCTGACGGAGACAACCGATAATAGACTGACCTGGTAGATTTCGCATATCAGCAATAGACTGAAGGAACCAGTGTGTACCACCAGGACGAGTGTCAAGACCTTGAGAGGGTAAATTTCTAATCCAACCCAACATGGCAGTTTTATTTTCTGGGTCCAACTCACACCAATCAATACCAGCTTCTTTCTGAAGTTCGAGTTCAGTGGTTATCTGATTCTGAGAGGAGTTCCATTTTGCATTCATCAGTTTGGTTTGAGATGGATACAAAGCAATCAGATTTGTGATTTCCGTTTTGGCAATAGGAATCAGGGAACTAACAAACGCATTATTGATATTAGGATAAGTTCCTGCACCTGGAATTCCTGCAGGAATAGTTACAGGACTAGATCCATAGAATCCCTTGACGGTGGACAACATTGAATTGTAAATTGCTTGTAGTTTAGCAACATCCATCGTTGAAATAGTGTTAACTATGGCAATGTAGTTCAATCCAGACACACCTGCTAACGATCCAAAAAAGTCAACGATCTGTAATGTACCATTAGGTCCAGAACCTTTGGCAACCTCATTGTTGAAGTAATTTACAACTTCAAGAGGAACCGGAACCGTGAGGGCGTTTACCAATGGTAGATCACTACACGTCCTCAGTGGAGCGGTTGCCCCAGCTAACTCCCTCAATTGAATATTTGGTAACTTAGATACCTGTTGTAAACTGACCGACAAGGCTTTATTAGCCAGAGCAATATTCTGTGGGATGATTTGTTCTAACCGATCAAAAGCAATCATTATGCAGTACTCCTTAATACATAGGCAGGAAGTTTAGTCTCAAGAGAACTATTGACCCCTCCCTGGTTGTTGATGTAGATAGGTTGATAACCATCAGGAGTGAATGTCTTCATTGTAGTGTAACTGTGTGGGAATAGAAATACTGGATTTAACAAGTCAGCAGCATTTTCAAACCCAGTAGTCTTTACTTGAAGAACCTTTAATATCTGATCAAGAGCAGATCCTTTTATCTGTTCTAACGCAATGTACATTAACTTTTGAGTCTCATCAGTAACATTAGCATTGGGATCTCCGATAGAACCAATTACATTCTGAGGAATCCCTACTGATAAAAAAGCAATAGATAATACTGGTAAATATCCAACCACATTGACAATTTGTCGGACTAACCCCAGTGGACTTCCTAAATCTTCCAACGTATTCATATTAATCAATTTACCAAGATTCAACAAATCTCCAGCAAACCCTTTGATGTTTGGATTGATGGATGATATGGAACCCGTAATCAAGTCAGACATACCATTGAACGTGTTGTACAAATAAGATTGACCAAGATCTGCGCCATCAATAAATTGATTAGACTGAGCAATGTATCCTTGAGCCAAGTTGTAAGCCTGAACAAAGATCGTATAATCACCCCTACCCAAATACAGTTGATGAAGATCTGCTACAAAATTCCCTCCACTACCAGCAGTAGCCCAACAGGTACACTTCCATCTTTTGTCTCCTGGTTCACATATATCAGAAATCAATAATGCTGGACCAGGAACACCACCAGTCAGTTCCTGGTTCTTAAACCAACCATGGATATCAAAATCAGTGTACGTTATCTCAGTTGGTGGAGGAACTGCTAAGTTTTCATAACTAGCAAGAGGAGTCAAGTTTGCACAAATTGTTAATGCATTAGCAAGACAATTTCCATCAACAGTCGCGTCAATGAAACAACTGTTTATGTCAACGTTAGGTTTCAAAGTAATATTAGAATGAATAACATTGGCTATCTTTTTATCTCTCCAAGATGTAACACCTAAGGTGGTATAAATGTTGGATGTAGACGATGTATCCGTTAATTTAATTTTCCCACCATCACACAGAGGAGGACATGCTGTTGATAAACTGGTCAATGATGTTATGGTTGACTGAGCAAGAACAGCATTGGAATTAGCTTTAGCATATTCGATTGTTTCAACCAATGGTCTGATCAGATCACTGGTCAAATAGATAACATACCCAGAGTTATTTTTAGTGTTGGCAGTCAAACCCTGATTCTTTAACAAACCAGATGCAGCATTGACTTGAAGCGGAGTTAAATTCATTTAACTCCCACCCAATAACACCGTAGAAGCACCACCAACTCTAATATCACCGCAAGTATCAGGATCACCCATTTTTACAACAGCTTGACGATTGCAGATAACAGTGTACTGAGTAGCAGTCGTTAACATTCCATAGTGGTTGTAATGAGGAGAAACTGTCATAAAAGCGGTGGCAATAGGAAATCCCTCTACCATAACGCTTTTTTCTCCTTCCATAATCATACCACCGCTGGTGTTCATATCACCCATTCTTTGTACTGGCATAGAAGACATAATTTCACCCCATTAAAATCTTGTTTGTAACAGGTTTGATGCCTGTAGTAGTTTCAATGTAACCATCACGAACTTCATCACGACTAACACCAATAGTAAGACAATGATTCTTACTAACAACGATGTCGTTCATTGGATTGGTCGTAAACAACCAAGAAATCAACTGAAGTCCTTGTGGACTAGGAACAGCAACTAACACCTTGGATAAAGTGTAAGAATTGTCGTCCTCAGACAGGATCTTGGTTACGATTTCTTCTCCAGAAATCATCTTAATAGAATAAACAGTATTTGTATCAGTAATCATAATTAATCGTGTGTGTAAAACATTTCTTTAAGTTCTCTGAACCCACCAACATAGTTATCATCAATGAAAATTTGTGGTAAGGTTCTAGCACTGGGTACTACCTCTAGTAGTTGTTCGCGGGTGTAGTCCCCACCAATTTTTCTTTCTTCAATTTCTATTCCTCTGGACTTCAACACCGTTAGTGCTTGGACACATTGTCCACATCCATCTTTACTCCATACTATGGCTTTACTCATATTTCATTCTCCTTAAATCACTGGTAATTTATCGTAGTCAACACTGTCAGACATTGCCCCAATAACATAGTTAGTACTTTCTGACTCTTGTAGAGCAGTTTGTTTAGTAGAACTATTGGTATGCTTGGTAAACCAAGGTATCGGAGTAGTCTTGGGTGCTGGTCTAGTGTATTTAATCCCAATCTCCTTGAGTGCATTAAAAGCAGTGTAGTCAACAAAGTCTTTAAGAATACGAGAATTCAACCCGATAACCGGTCCCTTAGTAAACAAGTAGTCTGCCCACTGTTTCTCTTCAAGGATAACTTCCTCATACATAGAATAGACTTCTGTTGAACATTCTTCTTTGATGTCTGAGAATCTAGAATCATCCTTGACTACCTGATTGATAAGGTAGGCAGTCCAATCTCTATGAAGAACTTCGTCCTGAAGAATCAAACTAATGATATTACCGTTGCCAATGAATATCTTGTTTTCTACCATTGCTAAACTAGTGGCAAATGATACCATGAATCTAAACGCTTCTAGAGCGTAACTAGCATGAAGAGCTAACCAAATAGCTTTAATATGGTCACGTTGATCAACTTCAACCCCACTCTCTACTTTACAATTTATCTTGTGAAGACGATTGTAGTATTTACCCACAGATGAGGCCATATCAATGATTTCTTGGGTATCGTGAATACCATTGAAAATTTCTTTAGGTACCTGGTAGATATTCCTAATGATATGACTGTAACTCCGACTGTGAATGTTCGTTTCCATAAATGACCAAGCAGACACTAATGCCTCTAGTTCGGGAATACTAATAACTGGACCAAATATCTGACTAGGTGCTCTTCCTTGAATACTGTCTAGTGCTGTCTGTCGTAACAGGTTGCTCGTGAAGATATGTTTGATAGCCTCACTGGATTCTTTGAAGTCATTGGAATCTTTTACCAATGATATTTCTTCTGGAACCCAAAAAAATCCCCGTTGTGTGGTTTCATATTTAGAAATTTTAGGATATCTAAATTCTTCAAACCTCTGTACAGTAACTGGACCAGCTGGGTCCAAGAACATCTTTCTGGATAAGTAATCTGTTTTTGTTTGTAAGTTGTATTGTTCAGTTGACATTTGTGTTTTTCTATTATTGTTGAATGTTCATACCAATGGCCACCCCGAAAGCCTTTTCCACTCAGTTAGAGTGAAATCTCCACGAATAAAAATTGCAGAATGTGACTCTGAAAGTACATATTGGTAACGTTGGTAATCGGGGTGATCTTTCCAATATCTTTCCAACTCTTCTATTGAAGTCACGTTATTGACCGCATACTGATCTGATTTATTATCATAAACGCTAATAACATGATTATTTTTAAACAGATTGTACCACATTTTCATCCCGTCTACGCTAAGAATCTTGCTACCTGTAAATCTGATCGCCTTTCCGAGATTACCTGCAGCTACTACTAATAAATCAGACGCATATGGGGGACCTTTTGGTAATTCTGGATTTTTAGCAGTTAAATCAACCACTGCGACACCATTGGTAACCACGTCAATGGCGGTCACTAGATCCACTGTTTTTCCATCTTTGCTCCCAACCCAATAATAAGCAGTATCACCGTCCCTCAACGAAAACACATTGTTGTCAAGTACAATAACATTGACAATTGGTGCTAGTTCTGCGACCAATGGCGCTAAACTGTAGTACGCACTTCCAGAGGAATCTAATCGTTGTGGTGATTCGTCTAAATATGACTTTTTGAAATTTTCGTACAACACAACGAGTTATTTACTAAGTTCGTCATAGATACGGGAAATTCCGTCTAACGCGCCAAGCGGAATTGAAATATCCCCCTCTCTACATTCGGTATGACTTGGGTTGATTCTAATAATGTTAGGTGAATATTCGGCTCCCATCATTCTCACAGTGGGAATGGCAATCCCAGCTCCAACTTCTATCACTACTAATTTATCAAGACTTTTTGCCCACTTGTGAAATGGCCAGAACTGAAGATCCTCCCTCCAAAAAGAAAAGTAGTGATCACTGAACATCATAACGTTCGGTCGCGCTCTAGCGTCACATATTGTACACCTAGGTGGTTCCGAAGTCAACTCACACAACTCGATATCTATCTCTGGATGAAAATTATCCGCTGACCATACACCACTATGACATTTATCTTCACACTGTATCCAGTGAACACTTCCGTGACACTCTACCAAACGATCTTCTGGCCAACCAGATTTTTGCCATTGTCCATCCACGTTTGACGTGTATCCCCAATATCCTCTTGGAGCCGACTGAGCAATCTCTAGCAACATATTGTACCCACGATGAGGAGTTGTTGCCCGATAGTCTAATAGTCTATGAGCATACCATCCCATCACTAATTCATAGTTGTCCCTCATCGCTTTAGGATGACACATTTCTACAAACGAAATGTGACTTAGGTGAGACAATTTAGGGTAAGCTGTCCACAGACCTTCGCCACCCCTGAAGTCCGGCAATCCACTGTCTATCCCGATTCCAGCACCGGATGATACTAAGATACCGTCTGCTGACTTAATTAAACCTACCGCTAGTGTTATGTTATCTTCTAAGGTGTCTGTCATAATTTACAGGACAGACATTCAGAATCATCGTCGTAATCATCCATACCACTAGGTAGTTCAATGTCATCCTCGTCTTTTGAACCTTGTTTTTCTACCAACGAATAATACAATGACTTCAACCCATACTTCTGTGCTAACATCAAGTTGGTGGCAATCAGAGTAGTAGGAATTTTACGATCATGAAAATGTCTAGGCGAATAGAACGTATTGGTGCTAATAGACTGATCAACAAAGGCTGCCAATACGGCTGCAGTTTTCAAATAGGGCAAACAGTCTGGTTGATCCCACATCAATTGATACTTATTCTTCAATCGGTGATACTCTGGAACAACTTGTGTGAATGAACCAGCCTTACTTTCTTTAGTGCTAATCAGTGACATAGGCATTTCAATGCCATTGGTACTGTTAATAACAACACTACTAGATTCAACTGGAGCAATGGCCATCAGTGTGGAATTCCTAACTCCATACTGTTTCATGTTTTCACGTAATATCTCCCAGTCCAACTCTGGAGTGAAATCAGTCAACTCATTAACACCAGACGCTCTTCTTTCCCATGGAAAAACACCACGACCATACCATGTTAAATGACTGTGTTCACATGGTCCTCGATCTTTGGCTAACTCAACCGTTGCTTCGGTTAGATAATAAGCAATATGTTCCTGCCAAGATTTAATCTCTGCTAAAGCATCACCATCACCGTACTTAAGACCTCGTTTAGCATGCCAGTATGCTAGGTTAGTCACACCAATACCAATAGGTCTGATCTCATCATTGGAACGTTGTGACTGAACACTCAAGAAGTCTTGATAGTCTAAAATGTTGTTTAGACTACGAAGAAGAATTCTACACGCTCGTTTGGTATCTTCTGGATTCCTAAATGCTCCCCAATTAATACTTCCTAAGGTGCAAAGTGAAATTCTGCCGGTCTCATCGTCTAAACGTTTGAACGGTAATGAGGGTAGTACAATCTCAGCACACAAATTACTCTGATAGATAGGGTGAATCGTAGTATCAAACGGTCCTTGGTTCTGAACATTGTCAATAAACAACAGGTAAATTCTACCTGTATCTGTTCGTTCTTTGAGTAGACCGCCTTTGAACACTTCTTCAGCAGACATTACTTTCTTGCGAACAGTAGTGTCCTTCTCGTACTGCACATACAACTCTTCAAACTTAGTGATGTCACTGTAAAACGCCTCGTAAAGATCAGGTACTTCGTTAGGGTCAAAGAACGAGATATTTTCTTGATTCTTGAAACGACGCCAAAAGAAAGAACTAAGGACTACACCATAGTCTAAGTGACGAACACGCGTTTCTTCTGTTCCCTGATTGTTCTTCAGTACAATCAAATCATCAAATTGATAGTGCCAAATTGGATAGTAAACAGTACAACTGGCATTTCTAATACCACCCTGACTATTATGAGTCAACACCATTTCCGCATATTCATTTGATGCAGCAAAGAATGTATGGGTGTCCTCTACTGTGATATCGATATACTGTGTCGGATTTGACTGTCCTATAACCACTTCTTTGACTGACGTAACTCCATTGGGTGTGAGTATTCTGTGGTCGTCTTTTAGATTAACTGGTAGAACCTCCCCAAATCCATTCTGACTCAGAACCATTATTGGATGATTAGTTGAGCAGTTCAACTCAGTACCATTTGTAAATTTAATCAGTACTTGGTCCTGTTCACTAACTTCCGTTGCAAATACATCAGTCACGGTTTTATAGATTATTTCTCCAATTTTGGAGAGAGTTTTGATCTTGTCACCGATTTTAAGTTCTGATATTTTAATTTTCTTTGTAGATTTCATACCGTTCGTCGCCTTTAATGTATTCTTCTTTAGTTATTGTTACCAACCATGGACATTTTTTTCGAGCATGCGTCATTTGAGACCGTATTATTAAATTTAGATACTTTCGAGCATATCCTCGGAAGTCATATAGACTCCTAAATAACCAACCGTCATGGAGAATGAATTCCTTCGTTGTTTGATTGGCGTACTGATGTTTATTCCGTTCATAAACATTTTTCTCTATGGTCACATTCTTCTTTTCAACAAGCGAAAATTGCACCGTTATGTTTTTATTTGGATGTCGATAAATTTTTTCATCGTATTGATCACGGTGAATGTGTTCTTTCTCGTCGGTCAAAAGATTGATAACCGGAAATTTACCGTACGTTACACCAACAAGATCGTCATCGGCGTCAAAAACAGCCTTGGTGACTTGGATAACATCCTTTGTAGATAACCTCAGTGCCATAACTAGTCCTTTGGTGATACCAGTATATCGTTGATGATATTCGTTCTCGAAAACTTCTTTTGGAATCTTTGTTGTTCTGTTCAGTAATTTATCATAACATAACACGTGATTTTTAAATTGAGTTACGTGAATCTCTTGATCAAAATCTTTTTTGAAAATTGAAATAATCACATTTGGTACATTTTTTAAATGTACTAACATCCTACCTTTGCAACAGTGAACATATTTCCCAGTTTTATATTCCTCAGATGACACACGGAAGATATTTCCGTTTTCATCTACACAAAGGGTTGACCCAGCGCCACAATTTTGATTATCACCACAGTTCTGAGAGTTGTAGAATATTTTACTTGAGGCAACACTATGCAATTTGTGGAATTTTGCCTCGGCCTTAAACGCCTCGACCCTATCCGAAAAGTATTCAACGAAATAATCAAATTTTTCTGGATTCTGAATTAGTCGTAATACGAAATCTGTTACGGTTGAACTGGAATAATATCCACTAAATAAATCATGGTCAGACCTACCGTAGACTCCACGAGAACCAGAATAATATTTTTGTCGTTCTGAATCCCATACCAAATAGCAATAATATGCTTTATCAGTGTACGGATTGTCCAATAATCCATCGTAAGAATAACCTTCGAAGTATGATTTATTACTCATCGATGTCGTCTTCGTCCAATATTTCTACCCAAGTATCGGGTCGAACGCAACATGACCTCAAATCACCAAACCACTTTTTCAGGAATGGTAACATACCAGTGTGCATAATCTCGCCACCACGAATGGGAGATCCCAATGGTCGTAGTCTTCCTATTTCAAGTCCAATGCCAGCACGTTTACTGGCATAC